CAATATTGTCTTGCCAAAATTCTTGTGAGGTAATGAGCAGGGCGAACTCTGGTTCAATTTCGGCCGTTGGGTATTCGGGGTCGTAGACATTGGAAAGTTCCCAGGCTTGCTGCACTGCATCGCGGAGTTCCTGCGAAAAATCAGGAAACTCGCCAGCGGGAACCCTTAGGTATTCAGCTTCGTTTTTTGCTGGACCCTCAAATTGTCCGTCGGAAAACGTCGTTGGTGCCATTCCCCCTTGGTAGAAAACTGGTAGCGCGTCAGCGGTCACCCCCCACCCAAAACGCGCAGTTCCGCCTTCGTCATATCCTTCTCTACAGCCCTCACCTGGGTAGCGAACCTCCCAGTCGGCTCGGTGCGTACATCTCGCCGGCGGGCAGCAGCACGGCGAACACTGAGAACCGAGCATAAGCCCAATCGGGTACATCCCCGCAGCCAGGATGGCAATGCACTGCATGATGAGGCCGAGAGGGTCGTCGAGCATTAGTCGCACTCTGCGGCGATGAGGAACCAGGCGGTGCCCTCGCGCGCGATGGCGCAGTTGCCAGAGGCAGGCACGGCCGCAAACAGATTCGTAGCTGTCACGGTGTTCGGCGTGCTGGTTTGGTACTTGAACGTCACGACCTTTGCAGAGTTCTTGCTCCACGCCCCGGTGAACGTGCAGACGCGGAACACGGGCCGCGTCCGCGACTGATGCGCCGAGTCAAACGTCAGCGGCTTCGTGCGCGGCGGCTCCTGCTCAACTGCCCGCACGACTCGAGCGACGCGAGCAGCCGAGCCGAGGTCGAACTGCGTGAGGTCTGCCATGCGTCACCCCGTAGGCAGCGGAGTGGTCGGAGGATTGCCGAACAGCGTCGTGAAGTTCACCACCGGGTTGACGCGACGCACAAGGATGGCCGGAGCCCCGAGCGTCATGGCTCCACTGCCGTTTAGCCCAACAGGGTTCGGGCTCGCTACCCATTCGGCGTTCTCGAAGTCGAACACCATGGCCCGGCGCTTTTGGTTTCCGGCAATGAAGTTGAATCCCACGTCGGGCAGCTGCAGGCTGTGTCCGCTCTGGCGGTAGTGCAACTCGGCCGTGGCCTTCCAGTAGGCGACCATTCCGCCGTTGAACTCCTCTTGCGTTTGCTGCACGCTGATTTTGTCTACCTTGACCGAGTGAGCAGGACACCCAAAGTAGGACGCATCATTCACGCACTGGCTCGCGGCGAACCAGCTGCTTGGAAACGTGGCGAAGTTGTACGTCACCCGAGCGACCGACAACGCCTCTTGTGTGACCAAGCCAGGGAAGTAGTCGAAAGCGCTGTTCGTCAGCGGTCGGAGCGTGCCGTTGCCGCTTCCTTCGTAATAGAACAACGCCGGCACTTCGCCCGGCGCGCCGTCGAACTCCCATAGGCCGGGGCGGTCAGTAGGCTGCTGCAACTCCCACGCCATGACCACGCCGTATTCGTAGAGAATGTGAACGTGGTACGGCGAACCCTCGAATCCCTCCGTAATCGTGGCCTTTCGGCACCTGTTGTAAGTGTAGAACGGGTGCGGAGAGTTCAGGTTGACGCCCGTGGCCGCGACTAGCTGGTTGTCGTCTATCGGGGCGGATGTCAAAGCGTCATCGCTCAACACGCAAACAAACTCTCGCGTCACTTGTCGCGGCTTGTTGATCTCAAAGACGCCCTTGCGCGGAAGTTCTTTTACGCTGACGACGCTAGCCATGTGTCACCCAAGAATCCGAGATGGGACGCCGATGCGGTTCAGGTTCTCCGCGAGCAGGTTCGCCTGCGTGCGGAGCAACTTGTTCGTGAGCGTGGCCTGAATCAGCCGTGGGTCTTGAGCATTGGCGGCGAGGCCCAGCACCAGGGCGGCACCCTCCTGCGTCCGCACGTCGGCAGTGTTCACGTTCTGCGAGCCGATGGTGTTGAGCTCGCCGATCCGCTTTTGCTGACGATCGAACTCGGCGGCTTGGGCCTTGGCTTGCTCGGCGGCGAAGGCTTGCTGTGCCCGCTGGGCTTCCTCGTATTGCCTCTGCTGGGCCTGGGCGAATTGAGCCTGCTCGCGCTGTTGAGCCGTGGCGGCATCTGCGGCTTGCTTTGCCAGGGCGGCCCTCTGAGCTTCCGCAAACTTCACTTCGTCGGCCGCGTCCTGCGCCTTTTTCTTCTTGATGTCTTCGAGGTTCTTGATCTCTTGAGCAAACAATTCTTGCTGCCGCGCCACCTCGGCGTCGAACGCTTCCTTGTTCAAGATGCCGTCGCGGGCCTGCTCCTGGGCGGCGGCGATGCCTTCCTGCAGTCGCTGCGCTGCCTCGGCTCCGGCGTTGCCGAACTCGGCCGCCTTGTTGATCGTCTGACCGATGGCCTTGTCCACCTGCTCGAACGCACGGGCGAAGCCCTCGCCGAAACCTTGTTCTGACGCCTGTTGCTGGTCTTCCAGCCGGGCCTGCAGTTGGTCGAGTTGGGCCAGCCGTGCCGCGGCGGCATCGGCCTCGGCTTGATTGCTGGCCTCGCGGGCCGTGAGCAAGTCTGCGGTCGCCTGGGCCTGCTGCTCCTGCACGTCGATGATCTGCCGCTCGATCTCTGACTGCTCCTGGCCGGCGGCGAGGAGCTCATCGACGCGAGCCCGCTGATCGTCTAGCCGCTGCCGCTCTGCCTCGGCTGCTGCGGCAGAACCGTCGGCGATGGACTCCTGCTCCGTCTTGATGACGCCGAGTTGGCGAATCCGCTCTTCGCCATTGGCGACCGCCTCGGCGTCTCCGTTGTCGATAGCCGCCGCCACCTCCTCGCGGATACGGGCGATCTCCCGCTCGACGGCCAGCACCTTCTCGGCTGCCTGCGCCCGGTTGGTGTCGCCGCCGAACTCGCGGTTGATTCGGGCCTGCTCCAGAAGTTGGTCGGCCACCTGTTTGTCGGCATCGACGCGACGCTGGGCCTCTTCGGCGGCCTTGCGAGTCTCTTCCTGCACTTGCTTCAGCGACTCGATCTGCCGCTCGTACTCGGCAGTGGCGTTCGCTACGCCGCGAGCGTATTGCTCGGCGTTGAGTTCCTTGGCGTCTGCTTGCTCCTGAAGGTCGGCGAGTGCCGTCTGGAACTCCAGGGCTGCGTCGAAGCCTGCCTGCCCGAACTCGCCCGCCTTGGCAATGGCACCGTTCAAAGCATCGTTAGCCTTCGTGACCTCAGCAGCGACTCGCTTTGACTCCTCCGCAAGCTTCGACGCATCATCGGCAGCCTTGTTCGCGCTGGCACCTGTTTTGTCCATTTGATCCGCTGTTTTGTCCGCAGCGGAAAACCACTCGAGAAGCGCGTTGGCGGCCAAGCCAGCGCCGACAACCAAGATGCCAACACCAGTGGATGCCAGCGTGGCACGAATAGCGGTGCCAAGCGCAACGGTTGCAACCGAGGCCGCACCGGCAGAAGTTGCGTAAGCGATTGTTGCCGTTGTTGCTGCGACAAAAGTTGAAGCAAGCCCAGAGATGCCGCCAGCGATTGCCGCAGCGTTCATTGCCACCAACTGGGCAACAACAGCAGGAAGAAGGAATTGCCCGATGGGCTCAATGGCGGAAGCCAAGACCCCGAAGATGCTGGCTATTGTGTTGAGGCCCGCGCCGACGATTTGAATTACCGATCCAAGCTGCGTCAACGCTGGCCCGACGAGTCGCCCAATCGGATCGACGACTCTCGTAATAGAAGCAACAACATCTGCCAAGGCCGTAGCAATGCCTTCTGCAAGCCCGACGAACGGCAGCAGGAGCGTTTGCCCGAGTCCTTGCGTCGCCACGCCAAGGGCATCCAGGCCCGCACCGAACTCGTCGATGCGGCGTCGGTCGAGTTCAGTCAACGCTCGGCCGAACCGCTCCATGTCCACGGCTGCGCCGGGGAGGTTGCGGAAGAACGGCAGCAAGTCCGCGCCCGATTTGCCGAACAACGCAATCGAGGTCGCCGTGCGGCGGGCCGGGTCTTCGATTGCCGCGAGGCTATGCCCGATCCTGAGGTACTGCTCTTCGGGCGACAGTGCCGCCAACTCTTCCGAAGTGACGCCGATCTCGGCGAGAGCCTTCTGCGCCGACTTGCTCTCTTCGTCCACGCCGAGCACCGACTTCTGCAACCGGCCGAACGCCGCACTCACCGCGTCGATGCTCGTGCCGCTACGGGTCGCCGCCGCCTCCAGCGTCTGGATGAACTCAAACGACACGCCGAGCTTGTCGGCGGTGTTGCCCAAGTTCTCCACGCGATCCTCCAGGGAGGTGAGCCCCTGCACGACAGCCGTCGCCGCGGCACCAAACGCCGCCACGCCAGCGACGGCCGCCGTGAACGGGTTCACGAGCCCGGCCACTGACGCCCCGATGCTGGTCAGCCCCTGCGACAGCCCGGCACCGAACACGCGGGACAGCCCCTCGCCGGCAGATGCCAGCCCAGAGAGCCTGCCAGCCACGTTGCCTATCGGGCCGGGGAGGGCCGACAGCACGCCTGAGAGTTCGTTGAACTTGAGAGCACCGCCGTCGCCAGCCTTGTCCGACGCCGCCGCGTACTTGTTCGCTTCGACCGTCGCCTTGGCGAACGATTCAGCCGACCGCTGCACGGCCAGGCCGTACTGCTCTTCGTCCAAGAGCCCGGCATCGCGGAGTCGGTTCAACTCGGCGATCGACTGCTCGTATGCCTTGGTTGCCCGCTGCTCCTTAGTCAGGTTGGCTTCGACAATCTGGGCCGCACGACCGAGATCATCGGCAGCATCGTTCGCCGCAGCCTGCAACTGCTCGAGCGACCGGGCGTAGTCTTGCGGGCTCGTCAGCCCGGCCTTGAGGCTCTCGTTCAACGCCCGCAGGCGAACCTCGAACTTCTCCTGTTGCGCGGCAGCCGCCGCCGACTCGCTGCCGAACTTGCGGAAGACCGCCGTGACGCTGGCGGCCTCCTTGTCCAACTGTTGCAGCGCCCGCTCCACGGGCGAAAGGCTCTGCCGAACGCCTGTCGCGTCCGCAGAAATCTTCATCGCCAGTGAGAGCACGTTCGCCATCAGTCGAACCCAAGTTGCTTTTTCAGATCCATAATCACGTCGCGGGCCTGCACCTCGTGCTGCGGCGGCTCTTCGATCGGATTGAAGTCGCTCGCCCGCGGTGCCTTGCCCTTCTCGCTGTACGGAGCCAGGATCGCCGAGACGGTCAGGCCCGTCTCGGCCCAACTGTCAGGGATCGCCTGGTAGTACCGCGTGAAGGCCATCCACTCGCCGAGCTCACGCGACGACATACGCCGCTCGATCTCGCCGACCGTCATGCCCAGGTGCCCCGCCAAACGAAACAAGAACCGTCTCGTCGGGCGGAGGTTTAGTTTTTTGCCAGTTCCTCCACGTCGCCTTCGGTCATCGCGTTGTGCTTCATCGCCTTGTCGAAGAGCTTCGACACGACCTTCGCCGACTTGCCCGCGAGCTTCTCGATTCCGGCGTCGTCGAACAGCCGCTCGCCGGTCTCGGGATGGCAGAGGCAACGGGCGAGGAACTTCGTGCGGAAATTATCGATTCCCGTCTCGCGCTTCCCGATCCATTCCCGCTCGTAGGCGTCACGCTCGCCCACGGTCATCACGCGGATGCCGAGCGTCATGTTGCCCCACTCCTTGACCGTGACCTTCAGGATGCCGAGGTCTTCGGACGCGAGAATCTGTGCCGCGAGTTCTTCGACTGTCAGTGCCATGCGCTTTACTCCTGGACGATGCGAAAGGTGCTTTTGAGCCGGTACACGTCATTCACC